ATCCGGTATTTCGGAATGACCTTCAATCAGAAGTAAAACTTTTCCTGACATATCTAATCTCCTTTATCTTAAATTTCGACGTAAACGGTCAAGGTCATTTCCGCATAATGAACGAGGACATTTGAGAAGAATCTCGGTTCAATAAGCGGAACTTGAATAAAATCGTGTCTTTGACAAAGACCGTCAAGGGTCCTGTTCGCTCGGAATGCCGCGCGAATCAATTCGATAATTTCGTCGAGTTCATCTTCGGACCCCGCCTCATCATCGAGTGAATAATAATATCGAATAATAAAACCGTAAGTATCGAGATAACGAGGCCCGAGACTTTCCGGAACTTCAAGAGTCGATTCTCTCGAAATCTCGCATCCATTTATTTTGTCTTCTCCGGAAGGCTTATAAAACTCGAGAAACTTTACGTATCGATTCGTCCATCGTTCGTAACCGTTTACGACCCCGACTTCCGAGATCGCCTCGAGAATCGTTTTAATCTTTGCTTTTAAATCCGATAGAGTGCTCATTCAAGCGTCCTTACCAATTTAACGCCGGCGGCTTCGAATATCCTCTCGACTCTCATCGCTGTTTCTTCGAATGCTTTCTCAAACATAAAATGACCCTTTGTCCCTCTCTTCTGAATATTTCTCGCAACAAGAAACGTTACCGAATCGAGATTCTCGGAAGAAGGTTTAAGTTTTCTTTTAATCCAATGTTCAATAGCTGAAATCTTCGGGAACCCTCTTCCGGCCCGGATTCCCCGTTCAATCGGAATTCCATATTTAAGAGGGGTCCCGACTTCCCCTCTCATCGGTCTTGTCCGGCCTCCCTTGATGTCAGTATTTATACTTCTCTTCAAGTTCCCGGTCGCTCCCCGGGGAGTTCCACGAACAACCGCGGATTGAATCAGAAGAAGCGCTTCGTTCATTGCAGAAAAAAAAACCGAAAAGGTTATCTTTCCTCGAATAACCGGATTAAATATCGGTCCTTTTACTTTGAATTTAAAGTTCGCTTCCATTCATTCCTTTAGCTTCTGATCGCGATTATTTCCCATGTCGAAGAAGCCGGATTTATCGCTCCTGACGTTGGATTGATAAAAGTAACCTTTAATGTATCCGTAGCCGAAACCCGGACGTTACCGATCCCGATAGTATCAATCCCCGCATTTACGATGACCTTGTCGGCCGTCGTTAATCCGGTTACTGTAAAATCTTCGGCCGCTACAGTATCCGCCGCGACTTCCGCCGGATCGATCGTCGCCGAATATACTTTTATCTGCGTTACGTCGGTTCCGCCGCTTCCGGTCTTGCCCCCTGATTCTGATTCAATCGGTCCGCTGAAATGACTTCTTACCATATTTTTTCCTTTTCAAAAAAAAGTTATTCGTTTCTTTTTCTGTCAAAAATAAAATTCCGATCTACTCTCGGAGATAAATCCCATTCCCCGATGGCTCCTCCTTCGTCCGGAATGAGAATACCAAATTCTTTTTCAAGATTTTCCTTTTGCGTAGAATAATGGGTCGCTCTCTCCCAGTAATCGACGACATCCGCGCCGATTGTTGCTCTTGCAGTCTGTGCATAATATCTCGCGAGTTGCGAACAACATTTCGCGGCTGTCAAAATACTCACCGCTTCGAAATCCGAATCCGGAACCGTAACGTCCGAATCGTTTAAAAGATGTTTCTTCGTATAAACGATCCGTGCGGTTCTTCCAGTAGCGAAAGGGGAATAAGTTCGAATTTTAATCCCGGCCGTTGTTCGGAGCATTGAATAAGATGATCTCGGGAGAAATTGAGGTTTCCCCGTTTCCTTGACTGGATATTCGATGACGTCGATCCAAGAAAAACCGGCTTCCCAATTTGTCGGAAGGTCATGATCGTAAGTCGAAGAATCCCCCGAAACTTCCTCGACATCGTAATTCGGCCGTCGCGTTTGATATGTTGCGACGGTCCCGATAAGATTCGTCTTTATCTGAGGATCGGTTATGATTCCTTCTTCGTCTTGAAGTATCTCCTTGACCCGAGTAACATAATCCGCCTGACTCTTTGTCATATCGTCCCCTAATTTAAAAAGACTATCCCGGAGAGATGCGATCTCCCCGGGAAAATAGCCCTCTTTTAATTTAGATTAAGCGACGACTCCGCCCTGTCCGAACCGATAACCCGCCGGAGCTCCGCCATACTCGTGACGGATTTTGTAAGTTATCCTGTCATAGATAAATACATTCCCCTGCGACGGCGCGTCCTGCGTGATAATTTCGGGCTCTTCCTGTCCGCCGAGGAATCCGACTTCGACGCCTTCGATGTCATCCGGTTTTGCGATCGCATAATAATTATTCTGGTCTCCACGGAGACGTGTCGAGATGACCGGTTTCAAGCGATGATAAAGAAGATTCTTGTCGCGATCCGCGGTTCCCGCCCTCTCGGTATTTTCATACCACTGCATCGCCTCGGCTTCAAGGGCCGGGGGAGCGAGAAGGAACGCCGGAACGACGCCGATCTGATCGGTCACGACATAGATCGTATCATCGGTCGTATGAGTCGCCGCGGTCGTCCCGTATTCTGCCCGGACAACCGTAAGCGTATTCGAGGTGACGTCCGTGACCCTCATAACTTCCGCATTGACCCGGACATAATCCCCGATCTTGAACTTCGTTCCGGTATCGACGTCGACATCTGTCTCGGATGTATCCAAGTCTTCAGCAATCTCGTCGCTCGCTCCGAGTTCCCATTGCTCCATCATCTGCTGAATCATCAGGGTAAGATTGTCGTATGATATCGCGGTCGTTATCAAGTTGAAATGGGCGGCGTTATAAATAACGACTCCGTCCGCGAGCGTTGCAGTATTGATCCCGGATGCGGTCCATCCGATAAGGAGGTCTATTACGAATTGCTCGAGCGAGATTATCGCGGCCTTCGAGAGTTTCTTCGGAAGCTTCTGAAGCGTACGCGTATCATCGTTGATAATCATTTTCCGCGTGACATAGAACTGCGCCCCTTTCTGTCCCGCGGTATATGTTTCTTCGCTCTCCATCGGGGTTGCGAGCGTCGGATATACGGCGTCTTCGGTCAAGTCCTGCAAGAAAGAAAACCCGCCCCATCTGATAAGTTCCTGCTGTTTGAAGTCCTTTACCGGGACAACATTTACGAGCGGCCTCCATACCTGTTCTCTCGCCTTGAAATCCTTGAGGGTTCTTCTGTTGAGAGTATTTCCGAGGATATACGGGAAGTCCGAAGAGGTCGATTCCCTAATCCGATCTCTCGGAATTATTCCCTTTACTGTCGGACTGTCATCGTGGGTAATCCGGACGTAAGCTTCCCGGATGCTATTGAACGGTTTTACCCCCTCGTATTCCTTTTCTTTTGTTTTGTCGATGCTTCTATCGAGGAGCAAATCAAGAGCGAGTTCGACTTTGTCGGATTCTTCAAGACCGACCTCGATCCCGGAGAGCTCTTTTCCGAGGCCCTTAACCTGTCCGCTTTCAGTCATTTTCTCGAACATCATTTTCTCTCTCTTTACGGCCTCGCGAAGCTCTTCGGTTTCAAAGGTTCGCCCCTTGAAATTCTCGCGAATCTTTTCTTTTGCCGCATCCGGGAGGAAATCATCCTTGTCGACGAGCGATTCGATAGCTCTTTCGGCTTCGACATCTGCGAATCTTTTTTCCATTGCGGCGAGCCGGGTCTCCGCGTCGGAGCCTCCTTCTCCTTTCCCGTTTCCCGCGTCCGGAGCTTTCGGGGAAGCGGGTGCCGGAATACCTTCCGGTGCCGGAACCGCGACCGGAGTTTTCAGGACCGGGTATGGATAGCCGTATGCGGAAAACGGATAACCATAAATCGGATATCCGGAGGAAGCGATAACGCTTTCGAGCCCTTTAAGAGCCTCCTCATATTTTTCATCTTTTATCGCGGTAATGATTTTCTTAATCATCCCTTTGAGTTTTTCGAGAACTTCATCGGCGGCTTCGTTCGATTTTTCTTCGGGGGGCATTCCGTATTCAAGACTCTCGAGCATCTTGATAAGAAATTCGGGAGTCTTTTCGGATTCCTCGAGACCCTTTATCTCTGGACGTTTTTCTTCCAATTTTGCGAAAAGTTCTTTTAATCCGTTCATCTTAATCTCTCCTTTTTTATTTACACTTGCGACTAAACGTAAAAAACGACCCCCTGCGGCGGGATCGGTTACAACTGTGAGCTCATTTATACTTTTGACTACCTTGACCGCGTTTACCATTCGACCGTCTTGCGCTTCGTTCTCGGTATAACCGCGGACATCGATCGAGAATCCGAGAAGGTCCGTCTTCTTTTCATCCCATGCATTCGAAAGTTTTTCCCGGAGCCATTCGGCAACACAATGAAAATATCCTTCGAGTCTTCCTTTGTTTCCTTCTTTAACGAACTTTACTTTCTCAACCCATCCGACAATATTCCCGGCGAGTCCATCCGGAACTATATCGCGAACTTTATCGGGAAGATGATCGAAAAAATGTTCTTCCGGGACATTGAAACCGTAAGCGAAGACGCCGGCTCCTTCGAAGAGGTCCTTCATTTGATGGATCGTATCTTCGGGATAATATCTTGGGTATCCTGTATCGGGATCGATGTTTTTAGAAAATCCCTCTTCGATGAGAACTATTTTCCATAGCTTCCCTTCTTTTTCTCGGGATTTTAATTGAGCGGATTCGGTAAGGAGAATGAAATCGGCGTCGACAAGCTTTGATAGATCGAGCATCCGAACTCCTTTTAAGGTTTCTCGCTCGCTTTAAGCTTGCTATTTATAAAGAAGTATATAACATAATTCGAATGTTTGTCAAATTATTTTTTTAAATTTCTTCGTATTTATTAAGAACGAGTCCTCCTCCTTTCGTCGCGAGAAGGATGTATTTCCTATCGTTATAATTTATAAG